GGATAAGCGCATGTCCAAGGAAAGATACAACAGCGGTCGTTGCTGATGCCACACTACCATATGCAGTTACATTGCTAAGGTTCTCATAACCGACTTGGTGCATCAACAACTCACCGCAATACTGCTCGTCAACGTGGATACCGATCAATTCCCAGGTTTGCACATAGGTGAAATCGTCAATGGTGACGAAACGAGCGGGAGGTCGCTCAGGACAGGGTTCGCCTGCCTCGGAACCATCGTCACTTTCATCATCAGGAGGTCCATGTGGAGAACGCGAGTGTGGCATGGATGTGAGATCAAGCACAGGAGTTTGAGAAGGAGCCTCATTGATGGCTGTAGAACTTGATGAACTTGATGATGAGCTGGGTTGTTGCATGGAGTCATGTTGGTGCTGGCCAGTGATGGCTCTGATCGCGATGTCTTTTTTCTCTAATTGGTACGCGAAATACGCGCGTGACTTTTGGAGTGTTTCCAGATTCTTAGCATCAGTGGCTTTCTGTGTCTCTTGCGAGACTTTGGCATCCTGTGCGCTACCATTGCGACCGTTCGAGCCGTGATGCAGCACGGCATGTTTGCGCGGGCGATCTCCGCGGTCATGATCGTCAGTATTGGTCGCTTCACCGTGTAGACCATTGAGAAAAGGAACGAAAGACCTATTTACACTATGTACAAGAGCATTAACATGAAAAGGAATGGGAGATCTATCTACATTATATACAAAAGCACTACCATAATAGGAATTACACACTAAACGAACACACGTATATACAAAGAACAATATGATACAGTCTGTATGGGGAGCCCATGAAACTGTATCCCTGTTCACCACGCAGGCAAACAGGGCGAGTCCCTAGGCGAGGAGTGAAGCGGCAAAGGCAACAGCATTGCCAGCGAGCTCAGGGTTGCTCAACTCCTTCCTCAACATGTCTGTTCCTCCTTTAACAGCTTTGGCTGTCAGCTCCTTCATGACATTGCTGAAGACATCACCCATGATATTCTTGTGAGGATCTTTGTGGTGCTCTTGCTTAACCTTCTTGATAGACTCTGTGACCAACATTCCATTAGTGTCATCACTGTGTGTTGGTGTTGCGAGTGGCTGCACTCTCGATCCGGTGAACTCTACGTGTGTGATACACTCAATGCGGTACGTTCCAACAGGTCCTCCTGGAAACCAGAGCACAGCTACTGGGTTCCCAACGTTGCCATTACCTCCGGGTCCGAAGACCTGACCTTCTTGTCCCATCGGATACCAGTAGGAATTTGGAAATGAACCGTTAGAACTGCCAGAGGGGAAGTCAAGCTCCTTACGTGAGTGCGGATGGACGCTGAATTCGTGTGCGTGTGCTCTGGCAAGGTCAACCCGCCTTGTACCACGCCGTGACTCTATGGATGTCCCAAGTGCGTTCCCTGTTGTCGTTGCAGCCGCTACGGGTGAGTGATTCGGTGTCTCTAGCCATAGTGCTTCACCTCCTCGGTCTTGGACAGCACCAATTGCTGTAACTCGTATCCCCACGCAAATTACTCTTCCAGAGATATTTGTTGGGGTGGCTACAGTCTCACGGCCGAATGAATTACCATCGTATGGCAAACTGGTGAATGCGTATGAGTTGTAAGAAGACTCCACAGCAACTGAGCCATTGTACGTATCGGTTGTGTAAAGGCCGGTGTTCCAATGCAGGATAGAGGGAAGACTATTGCAAGTACATGGGGTGACAAAGATGAAGTTCTCGTTTGAGGCTCCGGTCTCAATGGTGAAGGTTAACCGCGCTTCAGCTTTTTGCGTCGTGTGAGCATTGACGACGCTCCCAACACCAGTAGCAGCTTTTGAATGTGGATTAGCCATCGCCACCATAAACTGTTGTGTGTGGGGGTGCAACTCGGATAGCTTACTAATGGCACTACTGCCGATAGCAACAGCTGAGCGTGAGTTGCGTCTACCTGCATGTGTTTTTCTCGCCGTTGTTCTCACAGATTTAGGCGCATTCTTGCGAGTTTTCTTCACCTGTTTTGCGCGTAACATGAGGCTAGCCATTTTACTCTCAATGGCGGCTAGCTTCCCGAGTAACCCAGCGTTCTTGGCGTTATTGCGCTTGACGTCGTCTGTATTGGTGGCTTCGCCGTGTTGTCCGTTCAACGAGTCACTACTAGATGCAGTGTTGCGTGGGTCATTAATCTCCAACAGACGAGTAATGGCACTGTCGGGAGTTTTCCTATCTGGTGTCACGGTGATGATGGGTTGACAATCTGGACACGTCCGAGGGGCAATGAAAACGTCTTCCAATTCTCGTATACACCGACGCACTATGTTTAGCTGTTCGGTGAGGTAGCTCGAACAACAGTGACATCTCTCAATCGGTGCAGCAACAATAGCAGGCGTGAAAGTGTCGCGTGCACGGAAGATGTGGGCGACATACCTACCCAATTTTCTTGTGCGTACCTCTTGAATATGGTGCACGATGGGTTGCATGATGACAGAATCGCCAATACGCTGAGGGATATCGCCAACCCAGTTCATGATGTCATGATCATCAGTTCCGGTTACTTCACCGTTTGCGCCATTCAACTGCGAATCGACGTCAGGGGAGTCCATTACGACATTGAGGTCGGCGAACCTGCTATCGCCGGAAATGTCTGCGGGCGCCATAGCCTGCAAACGGTTGACTGTTTCACGGGTGACATGACCGAAAATGTTACCAGAGAAGATACGTAGACGCAGTGCGGCCTGCAACTTAGCACAGATCTCGAAATCGGAGATAACCGGTCCAGAGATGTTTTTCCATTTGATGCCCCTGGTTGCACAGAAGGCCAACCGTTCATTAGAGAACGTGATTTTGTACCACTGTGCGATCTCAAACTGCATCAAACGAAACTCTGCCAAGCGTCCAAAGTAAGAAGTATAAATACTTCTTAACTGCCAGAACTCGAATGCAGAGATTGCGCTAGCGCGTCTCCCATTGTATGGGGTTGTTGGGTCTCTCGGAGGGGGTCGTGGCCTCACCTCTTTCTCCCTGGGTCGTATGGGATCGGCTTCTTTGAAGCCATCGTCGCGACGGGTTTTTCCGCCATCGCGAGTGCGGTTCTCATTGCGTGAACCGCCGAATTTATTATGTTTACGATTACCTTTTGGCATTGTACATAAAAAAAGGCGCCTTGTGGG